TCAACATATGAAGGAGTGATCACAGCTTTCCCCAATGGCATACCCAGTGCAGAAGATCAGGCAACTTGGACAACTGAATACGAAGCACACTTAGCAGCCATAGCTTATGTTGATGCAAGAGTATCGGCCTACCCAGCGATTGGCGATCAGCTAGATGCTTTGTGGAAAGGTGGGGACGATCAAGCCGCCATGAAGGTCATCGTTGATAAAGTCAAATCAGACAACCCAAAGCCAGAATAGGAGATTGATGTGAGTACAATTAAAGCTGATGCCATAACCGCATCAACGGGAACAAATACAAACATTGGTATTACTGGAAAAGGTTCTGGTAAAGTAGTTCTGGGCGACGGTGAGCTAATTTGGCCGGACGCTGACGGCAGTGCTAACCAAATAATAAAAACTGACGGATCAAAAAACTTAACATTTGCTACACCCGCTGCTGGAGGCGCTTGGAATTTAATTGGTTCAGCCGTTGCTAGTGGATCGTCAACACTTACAGTTACTGGATTAAATGACACTTATAGCACTTATGCAGTAGCTATTACTGAAATCCGAAACACTGCGGACAGTGGAACGCTGAGAATTCAAATAGGTGATAGTTCGGGAATTGATACTGGCGGTAGTGATTACGCCACT